TATTGAATCATCTTAGTCAGCTGCTGTCTTTGATCTGGCGTTGCAAGTTGTGGAAATTGACCACTTTGGAAAAGTAAAACAAATCCTTGAAACAATGCCTCTTGTTTAGTTGTTGGCTTTGGTAACTCAATCACAATTTTTGCTCCAGTGCTGTTAACTCTTTCTCAAGGTCGTAGGCTCTTTTCCACCAAAGACTGTAAGACTTTTCGGCCTCTCTCATCTTTAATGGATTGTCTTGTAGTTCAACTTGTGCTTCACACCAGCCGTCCCTCATTTTGCAAGCGTAGATATATGATGCTTCAATATCTGCCTTTGTAGTATTAGGTTTTGAGAGCATGATATAAGATTCAACTTTTTTGGTTGCGGAGTCTTTGATGTTTTGATTGAGCCATCTGCCCTCTGTTAGGGCAAGATGTATTTCTCTCAATTCTTCGTAGGTAAAATTCATTTGATTAATTCCTCACAGGCTAGGTGAATGTTGTTTACATGACAGTCGTGATAGGTCATGTCTGTCAATGTTTGTGTCAATGCGAGGGTCATGATTGACCCCGCACTGATAAATAGGAAAAGTTGATTAAGCATTAGTCGTACTCCGTTGTGTCGAATTGAATAGGTTGTGCATTGAACTCTTTTGTTGGATCAAGAAATACATTTGCTAAATCGTCAATCTGATCTTCTAAATACTTGATGATCGCTTTGGCTTCGTTCTCTGTGTAAATGTAGTTGCTGCGATTACCGCAGTTTTTGATTTGTTTGAAGCGGAACTTAGCATCTTTGAGCCTTTGTGTGATGAGAACTTGAAACCTGTGTCTTTTGTGTTTGTTTTTTTTGTCTTTTAGTTTTGCCTCAAGTTCTGGATCAATGTCCTTACCACCGATAGGGGTGGCAAGAACCATGTCTGGTGGAAGTTTAGTAGTTGTCATCACTTGTTCTCATAAATGAATTGTTTTGCTTGAGCATGAGTGTTGAAATACCAAACCTGATAAAGAACGCTGTCCCATTGGAAAGTGTCGTCATACTCTTTGATGATCTCCCACTCTTTTTTGATGGGATACATAGGGTCAATCATTGGGTGGTTTTTGTCCCATTTAAGAACCACATAATGTGGGATTGCTTTGGCTCTTTTTGTCTTGGCCATTTAAAAACTCCTTGCGAAAGAACGGCTATCTCTAGCCATACTTTATATTAGTCCATACTTTGTTATACGTCAATAACCTTTGCAACTTATTACAGTTTCCTAACAATTACACATATATATAAGTTGAATAGGTTGCATTGTGGAAAAGTATGTTATTATATTTATATGAGGTCGAGAGATTGGCTTCATGTTCAAACTAACTTCGCAAAACAGATGGCTAACTTCCACAAACACGATCACTTCAACACTACTTTCACATCAGAAGGTACAGTTACAGATAACACCAGCGACATTGCCAAAGAGTATGGCACTAGAGTTGGTGTTTTTATTATGCGTAACGGCAAAAAAGAGTTTTTCTTACTTAATCAAGAGCTTTCAACAGAGACTTATAAGTTTACTGAGCTAGAAAATATCTTTCTTAACTTTATTGGTCAAACAACACATCAGGTAAATTTATTTGATACTACTCAAAATGACGTTGATAGATGGGACAGAATGATTACTGAAGATGGTAGCTACAAGTTTGGCACACAGCATCTTTGGAAAATCTATGACTGGAAAGTTCTTACAAAAGATCAAGTAACAACAATCATCAAAGGTCTTAAGAAAAAAAATGTTCTTGAGATTGAGTGGTATGTTGACCCAGTATTTGATAAAAAGATGATCTTGAACATTCACTTCACACCAGAATTTATCAAAGACACTGCTGCTTTTGAAAGTCAAGAACATATCAAACAACGTATTGAAAAGTTCAATGACGGCATGAGAAAGTTCCAAGAGTGGGAAGCTGCACAAAAGTAAACCTATCAGCCCCACATCAACTGGTGGGGTCTTTATTCACCTATCACCCCTAAAAAAATGATCGCAAGAACACTAACACAGCACCTTTCAAGAAAAGGTTTTGATATACATGACAAGCAAGTTGCAGCAATTATCGAAGAATGTGACTTTTATATCACACAGAAATACATCTTTGAATGTCAAGAAGAGCCATTATCACAAGAGGCCCTTGATTCACTTAAGGAGTTTAAGTAATGAACAAAGATCAAAGACTTAAACTTGCTCAAGCCCTTATCACAGAGGCTGTTGTTACTCCAGACACTGAGGAGGCAAGACATCTTTCAGAGCTTGCTGTAAAGCATGAGTTCAAAGAAGAGATAGAAAAGCTTATCAAAGGTGATGTTGAACTATTTAAGATTACTTTTAAAGCAATGTATTCACAAAATGTAAAAGCAAGCTTTGTTTCAAGAATTATTATCACTATGCTCATGGAAAACAAAGATTTTCAAAAAACATTTAGAGATAAGTATATTCATGTAAGTCTTGAACTTTTTATCTTTGAAAAGCAACAAGAGTGGAGGGGCCAATAATGTCGATCACACCAGAAGAAACAAACTTGGGGCAATATAGCTTCAAGTTTACTCCTTACTCTAAGCAAGATCACTTTGCTCTTTGTCATTTAGCAAAACTGCATGGCACATCAAAAGGCCAAGTAATCAAAGTGGCTTTCCATGAGTGGCTAAAAGAACACTTGCCAAAAGAGATTGAATTAGCTGCAATGATGGCAGAGATCAAGGAGGCTCAAGATGACTCAGGACAAACTTGAATATCAGCTTAAAAAGGCTTTTCTGGAGCAAGAGACAGAAAAGTATATTGACTATCTTTGTGAACCAAGAACAAGAAAAGAAGTTTATACAGCAATAGAAAAGATTGCACTGTTGCAGTTAGAAATACAAAATTGTGACGATATTATCTACACAGCAAATATTCCAAAATTTGATGACCCATTGTTTTAGAGGTTAATATCTAAATGTAAGAGATTGCCCATGCTTCGCTACCTTAAACGATACATGAACATCTTTCTCAACATCAAAGCTGAAGATGCCCACAGGCTCAGACAGTTTTTGAAAAAGAACCCATCAACTAAGGGTGATGGCCTAGCAAGAGAACATCTTGACGCTGGTATTATTTCCAGAGTTGTTTATTCTCTCGAACACGCTTTAAATGAATTATGAGTCGGGTAGCCTGATGACCCTTTGCAAAGCTGGGTCTGAAAGCCATACAACACCTACTGAGACTTAGGAAAGGCAGGGGAGCAAGCGAAGTGCTTATCCATCACCCGACTACTCACACAAAATATATTTAGCTTTTATATCTTTAACAATCATTTCTGGATATTGAATTGTATGCCAAATATGGCTGCACTTAAAACATTCTCTACGTCTGACAATAACGTGTTTTGAATTGCGGTCTGACCTTCTTACTTTTTGGTCTGTATATTCCTGACATTTAGGACATATTACCCAAGATATTCTTTTCATTTATGGTTCTTATTTTTATGGTTGCACCAGTTTGACATTCTGTTTCACAATACTTTTTTTCAGCTTGTAAACTTACCACCTGACTATCGTCAGCAAATGCGGATTTAGTGAGAGAATCCAGTAAGGCTCTGCAATGTTTATCCAGATCACCTTTGTTTTTATTGGTGATATACACAGGGGCGGCTTGACGTAATATGCCACAGGGGAGATAGTGAAGCTTCGGACGTTTAAACCAGAACACCACCTCTATCGCAACTGGTTCATTTATTATATCGTCCACTATTAACTTTGCCCTCAAATTGACCTGATTTCGCCATGCTTTTAGACGTTTACTTGTTTCAACCATTATTCCATTTCCAACATGTTTCTTGCTTCCCTGTGGAGCAGATTCCATGCCTTTAACGTGAATTATATATTCCATAAAAATGAGTTTTATTCCAGAGAATACCCCATTTATTGCTTTGCCGACAGCTTTAAAAGGAAAAGTAACACCATATCAACTGTCAGTGCTATGGGTTTTGCAGAGTTATTATCCAAACATTTGGCCCAGTTATCCCAAGATTGCCCAAGATGCCAAGATGTCCAGAGACAAAGTTATAAAGACTGTTGCTGAACTTGTAGAATTAGGTTTGCTGCAAAAGCAATATAGGATTGATGAGTATGGCCAGAGAACCAACTGCTACAGAGTCACAATTTGGCATCAATGCAAGACACTTCCTGTACCAGATACCAGTATTCATGCGGGGTCGTTGATACATACTACCCCCGTAGCTGAGAACTACCCCCCCAGTACGCCACAACTACCCCCCCAGTCGTTGTCAACTACCCTAACTAAAACAATATTATCTAAAACAAATATCTATAAAAATAAAAGCTTTGAACCTTTTTGGAAAACCTATCTGGAAATACCAAAAAACATGAGAACAATATCTCTGTCAAAAAAGCTTGCATACAATGAATTTATGAAATTAGATACAAAGACAAGGGACAAACTAAAACAATGCCTTGAGGCCGATATAAGGGCAAGAACAAAGACACTTAAGGAGGATAAGTTCACACCATTGTTTAGTGATGCTCATAGGTGGATTAAAAATGGTCAATATGAACAATATTTATTGACACTTGATAAAAAGCCGATTACATTTAGAAAACCCAAATCCACCCCTTTCTAACACCATGACAGAGTTTGAAACAAAACTGATTGCAGTTCTTGAAAAGATTGCAGTCAATACATTTAAAATCAATGATGCTTTATATGATATGTCTAAAGATTTTGTATCACTAGATCAAGCAATTTTTGAAAAAAATAATGAAAAACTATAAAAGATCACCCATTGATCGGGAAGTTACATTTAAAGCACCATACTATGAATGTCACGCTTGTAACGATTCTGGAATAATCCATAATTCTGATGGACTAATAAACAATCATTTACCTGATTATGATATTGATGATTCAGGAAAACGCTGTGGTGGACAGGATTTAGCTCTGATATGCTGGTGTTCTGCCGCTAATGCAAAATACGATCAGGACAATCAATTAGTCTGCAAAGGTTACAGAGAACTGGACAATACCATAAGAAATAATATTGGTGTTAACCTCGATATTGATATTGTTCGAGAAATCCATAACATAAGAAAAAAAAACTGGATAAAAACTACAAAGCTGATGAATAAAGTAATCGCTGATAATTTAAAAAATAAAAAAACTAAATTACCACCAGAAGTTCAGAAGGTAAAAGATCAACTAGCAAACTTTACTATCAAATCATTATGAGGACTTACAAATCTGCTCTTGATGCAAAACTCGAAGAAGAATACAAGTTTGACCAGAAATACCCAAATGGTTGCACTTATCAAGAATTAAAAATTTACAAATGGCCTGTTAGAAAACAATGGGGCAACTGGGTATTCAGACCCACTAATTTAGTATTACAACTATTAGCAAAGCATGGTAATTGTGTTTATGAGATTGATTTAGAAAAAATAAATACCACTGCTGAAATGCTTGATATTATCTTTCAACTTAATCACAAGCAAAGAAATCCTAGTGGTATTTATGGAAGTCAAAGCCTTATTGAAGATTTGGTTCAAGCTTTTGATGATATATTTCAACCTCAAACTAATTGTTGCTCTTGGGGTGATGAAAAAAAGTTCTCTGGATCTATACTTGCAAAAGCATATAGAAAAAAGCTAAAAAATGAAAAATAAAGACTTTGATACCTTTAATAATGACCGCATCTTGGCTGCAAGAAAGCGTGTAATTGACCTTTTATATCTCATAGGAAGTTGGGAAGAGCAAAAACAACAGAAACAAAAAAATTGATATCTTTACCTGATAAAAAATACAGCATTATTTATGCTGACCCCGCATGGCAATACAAAAGAAATGGCGGTAAATCTGCTGAAAGTAAATATGATGTTATGTCTCTTGAAGATATTAAGAATTTAAAAGTCAATGACATTACTGAAAAAAACAGTCATCTTTATCTTTGGGTAACAAATTCCTTTATTGCTGAAGGTTTGGAAGTTTGCAAAAGTTGGGGTTTTGAATATAAAACTTTACTAACTTGGGTGAAAACTTATAAAGATGGTAGTCCAGTTATGGGTATGGGATATTACTTTAGAGGTGCAACAGAACATATTATCTTCGGTGTTAAAGGTAAAAAGCTATGCAATAACAGAAATACAAAAAATATTTTTTATAGTTTTCAGAGACAACATTCAAGAAAACCTGACTTTGTAAAAGATTTAATTGTTAAGTGCAGTGGTGATCTTTCAAGAATTGAATTGTTTGCAAGAGAAGAATCAGAAGGCTGGGACTGTTGGGGTAACGATACAAGAAAATTTAATAAAAACACAACTCAAAAAGAACTTATATTTAATTGAAATCGACAAAAACTAATGATTGACGCTACATTTAGAATATAAAAAACCATAATCCCATAGTGTCTAACGGCAGAACTAGCAAGAATGAGCATGAGTTTAGAGTGAACAAAGTTGCAAAGCTTTTGTCTGTTGGCACTGTTCGATCAGAAATAAGTCAGTTTGCATCAACTGAGTGGGGTGTTAGTCAAAGATCAATAGACAGATATATTCAAGAGGCAACTGTGATCTTGAAGCAAGACTTTGATATTGACCGCAGACAATTTACGGCTGAAGTATTAGCTCAATACGCATCACTAGCAAAAGAGGCTAGAAAATCAGGACAGTTAACAGTGGCTTTAGGCTGTATAAACTCAATGGCTAAGGTAGGTCAGGTGATGTCTTGAGCATACTGAACAGAGAAGGTTCTGTATTAGATCATGTTGGTAGTCGATATGTTGATATTGATACTGATGAGCTATTAGATCGCATAAGAACAGATTTACACCCACCGCAGCAACAGTTTTTTGACAATCAGAATGAAATTGTTGGCCTTTCTGCTGGATATGGTGCTGGTAAAACAAGAGCCTTGTGCAGTATGGCAGTAAAATTAGCAGCCCAGAATATTGGCTTTATTGGTGCTGTTATGGAACCAACTGCCCCATTGATTAGAGACATTTGGCAAACAGACTTTGAGTTGTTCCTTGAGCAGTATGAAATCCCTTATACCTTTAGAGCTAGTCCGCTTCCAGAATATACTTTGCACTTTAAGGAAGGTGACAGCAAGTTACTATGCCGAAGCTTCGAGAACTGGTCTAGAATCATTGGCCTGAATCTTTCGCACGTTTTGGTAGATGAAATAGATGTTGTATCACCAACTATTGCCGACAAAGCTTTCCCAAAGATACTTGGTAGGTTAAGGGCTGGTAATGTTCGCCAGTTTTGTGCAGCCAGTACACCAGAGGGATTTAGATGGCTATATAACACCTTTGGTACAGATGAAGCAAAGGAGAGAACAGACAGGCAGCTAATCAAGATGAGGACACAAGATAACCCACATTTGCCCAGTGACTTCATTGAACGTATGCAAAGCAACTATGACCCATCAATGTTGCAAGCTTACCTCAATGGAGAGTTTATTAATTTAACTACTGGGCAAGTATATGATCGCTTTACTAGAGAAAACAATATTACTAACATCAAACCTGATATAGGACTAGAGCCATTAAGAGTTGGCATGGACTTCAACATAGGCAATATGAACGCAGTGATCGGCATTGTACAAAATCAAAAATTGTTAATATTTGATGAGATTAGTGGCAGTCACGATACAGATTCTATTGCTCAAACTATTCAATCCAGATATCCTATGAACAAGATATATGTTTACCCAGATGCAAGTGGAGGCAACAGAAGTACTAATGCAAGTCAGACGGACATTCAGATTCTTGAAGGATATGGGTTCAGCAATCAAAGCCCACGCAGCAACCCGCCAGTCAGAGACAGGATTTCTGCCGTACAGGCTTTATTATGTAACGGCAAAGGGGAAAGCCGTTTACAAATCCATGCCTGTTGCCGAAAGCTAATTCAATCAATGGAACTTCAGTCATACACAGAAAAGGGAGAACCAGATAAAGAATCAGGCTATGACCATATGGCTGATGCTTTAGGGTATCTTGTATGGCGTGAGTTCAATCCATTATTTGCTAGGTCGGGCAAAGCTACAGGGATTAGAATATATTAAGAACATGATAGTATTGAGGCAAAACTGTGTATAGCTCACTAAATATTTACAATCAGCCCATAACACAAGCTGCTACCACAGTTGCAAGCCCAAATGCGGCCTACCAAAGAATGAGTCAATTCTGGGATTTGATTACAGATTTAAAGGAAGGTACATACAAGATCAGGAGTGAACATAGAAAATACTTGCCACAAGAAAGTAGGGAGACAGATGATTCATATGACGTCAGATTATCGAGATCAACAGTTGTTCCATATTTGCAGCGTATTGAGAAGATGTTGTCAGGTATGTTGGTCAGGAAGCCAGTAAGACTTGATGATGTATCTGACTTGGTAAGAGAACAGTTGTTTGATGTTGATTTAGAGGGTAACGATTTGAACGTGTGGCTGTACAACACAGCCCGATTAGCTATTAGCTTCGGTCATGTTGGGGTTCTTGTTGATGCACCAAAGGAAGGGGATAAGACCAGACCATATTGGGTGACATATACACCAAAAGATATTTTAGGATTTAGGTCTGAGATCATAGATGGTGTAAGGCAACTCACACAACTGCGTTTATTAGAACAGGTTGTTGAACCAGATGGAAAGTATGGTGACAAGGTTGTCAAGCAAATAAGAGTGTTGGAAAGGGGTAGATATGAGATTCACAGAAAAGACGAAAAAAAGGGCGAATATAAACTATTTGATGAAGGTGAAATGAGTCTTAAAGACAAGATTCCTTTTGCTATTGCTTACTCAAACAGAGTTGGTTACTACGAAAGCCGCAGTCCCTTGTATGACATTGCAGAACTAAACCTCAAGCATTATCAGATACAGTCTGATTTGGATAATATTTTGCATATTAGTTCTGTTCCTATGCTTGCTGTCTTTGGTTATCCAAATGCAGATGAGATAACAACAGGCCCTAATGAAGCACTATCATTGCCACCAGAATCCAGAATGGAATACATTTCTCCATCTGGTGATAGCTTTGACAGCCAGTTCACAAGATTGAAAGATATTGCAGAACAGATCAATACATTATCTTTGGCCGCAGTATTGGGACAGAAACTTGTAGGAGAATCAGCAGAGGCCAAGAGGATAGACAGATCACAGAATGACTCAACAATGATGGTTATTGCACAGCAGATGCAAGATTTGATTGATAACTGTCTTAAATTTCATAGCGAATATCTTAATGAACCTAATGCTGGCAGTAGCTTTGTTAATAGAGATTTTGTAAGTGCAAGACTTGAACCACAGGAGATAACATCATTGCTCACATTGTTTACTGCTGGAACTATCACACAAGAGACTTTACTTAATCAACTATCTGCTGGTGAGGTTCTTGGTGATGACTTTGACGTTGAGGAAGAGATCGAAGGCACACAGCAGGGAGGTCTTACAGAAGTAGAGCCACCAGAAGAACCTGACGAAGAACCAGAAGAGGAGGAGGAAGAGGGAGAAGAATGATAGATGAGTATTCCAGAGGTATTTTTTAGGGAGACTATTGATCTAAACAGGTATAGCAATGCCGTAGCAAGAAAATATGCGACTACTTATTCTGATGTAATTATTGTTGCAGCAAAGAAACTCAAACAGATTGACCTCAGACAGCAAGCCGCAGGGGAAGGGGTTGTAATATCACCTCAAACAAGAAAAAGACTTAGAGCAATAATCAGTCAGGCAAAGTCTAGTTTAAATAAGTGGTCTGGTGCTACAGCAAAAGATTTTAAAAAAGAGTTGCAAGGATTAGCTTACTTGCAGACTAACTTTGTGCAGAATGAACTAAAAAAAGTAACTAAATCAGGAAATATTCCAATAAATTCAGTAGCTATCAGTCCAAGGTATGCAGATTCTTTTGTTAGTACAGACCCCACTAAGGTCAATGTATTTACTAGCAAAGCATTTAAGGAAGATTCTT